GTCCTTGTGGCTCTTGATCTGGTCCTGCCACGGCTTGCCCGGCTCGGGAAGGCCACGGCTGTCGTGCAACTTGCGGCTAAGATACTCGCGGCGGAAAAGCGTGAACGGATACTGGCCGTGCGCGTAGCCCAGCAGGCTGCTCTTGGCATAGCCAGGCTGGTTGCTGTCAGGCGGCAAAATCGGGTTGAAGACGGTGCAGTAGATGCCAGGCACGCCATCCTCGTCGGACAGACGCTGGTAGGCGTACACAACGCCAATCTTGTCCGTGAACCGCTGCTGCGTGTAGACAAACGAGCGGCTGATGGGCTGCAAATACTCGGACGGCGAGATGGTGATGAGTTTGCCGCGAACGGTCTTGATGGCTTTTTCCACCCACGCCTCGTCCCAGCCGTCCGTGTTCACCATCGCACGAAGCTGCTCCGCGCTGAAGTATTCCACGCGGTAGATGCCGGGCACGTTTTCCAGATCCAGCGAGAACGACGGAATGAACAGGTTCTCGTCGAGGTTGAAGGCACGCAGCACCGGATAGGAACGCTCGGGGCCGTCCATAGGCACCGTGGTTTCACCCGTGTCGCGCAGTTCCTTCAGCATCTTGCCCGCCTTGCTGGCCGAGCAGTTGTACTGTTCTTGGAAGATGGCTTTGAGATCGGACGCGGCGTTCTCGTCATTGACCAACGCCTGAATGTCGATCTGCGGGAACTGCTGCTGGAGGTCCTGCAAGCGCACGTTCACCAGCGTCTTCTCACGCCGCTTCTCCCAGAAGGCACCCATCGCCGCGATGCCCTTCTCGTTCAGGTAATTGGCAGCCAGCTCAATCTCGCGGTCGGCCTCGGGAATCTGCGTGTTGATGAGCCAGCGCATGAAGTTTGACACGTCATTGGCTCGGCCAAGGTCATTGCCCTCGACAGGCACGGCGGAAAGGTTGGCCCGCTTGAAGGCCATGCACTGCATCGCCACCTTCTTGTTGATGATGTTGTCAACAAGGAAGACACGCAGATCGGACGCGCCGTCCCACGGGGTGGGGCTTACGCGGCTGCCCTCGCGGTAGTGCTTCTTTCCGTCAGCGGACTGGCCGTTCCAGATGGCGTAGCGCGTCTCGTAGTTGAGGCGGCACTGGTCGATGTATGGCTGGTTGTTGCGTACCGCATCCTCAAAGGCGTACTTAAGGGCGTTGAAATCCGGTCCCTTGTTCTCGGCAGGCGCAAGCTGCAAGCCGATGTCCATGGGTGAAATGCTGTTACCGCCTTCTAGGGAACTCATGGGATGGGCGTTAAGGATTAGCCCAGCTTATGGCAAGCTCTAATAGGAGAACGTGCGCCCGCCTTCCATGGGCGCGTCATTCTCGTCGTAAAACTCGCATTTGGAGACGCATAGGTAACGCAGGCAGTCAATCGGGTCCTTTGTCGCCTCGTCCTTGCCGCCTTTGGCCGTGTACTCGCTCATGGCGTAGATGAGGTTGGTGCAGCGGTCGGAGATGAACAGCTTGGGGGCGTTCAGCGAGTCAATCGGCTTCGTGTCGTCGTAAGACAGCAGATTGTTGATGAGCTGGAGGCCGTCGTCGATGTGGACGCCAGGCGCGGGGATGAACGTCATGTCAAACTTGTCCAGATCGCCAATGATCGTGGACGCTCCCTCGGCGGTCTGCTTCTCGGCTGCGCCCAGACGCGGGTCAATCAGCCTTTCGTAGATAATTTCGCCGTCTTCCGAGTTCTTGATGAGTTCGACGTAGTCTTGAATCCCTTTTTTAGTGCCTCGTTGAGCTGGGCCCGGTTTGCCTTCAGCCGTGCTGCCCGCAATCGCCCAATCGTCATAATCAGGCCACTCACGGTACACCCACCATGTGTTGCTTGCGTCAATAGCGACCCACAGCATGAACCAGTTCTTGGAGCCTGCGGGATCGACGGCCATGTATCGCGTGACCTTGTACGCGGGGTCTTTCTTCCACGGCAGGTTGTCATGTGGGATGACGTTTACTTCCTTGTTGAAGCCTGGGAATGCCGACGAAACGCTTTTCGTAGGGATGCCGTAGGCGCGGGCAAGGATTTCGTCTTTCGGGCGGCCTTTGATTTTGGCAATGAAGTCCGACGTGTCGATGAACGCGTTGTCTTCCGTGTGGAAATAGTAGATGACGGTGCCGGGTCGGCTGAGGGACTCTTGGATGACTGGGACTGGTCGGCCCAGTAGGGGCGCGTGCTTGCTTTCGAGCGTGCGTGTTTTTCCCAGAATGTCCTGCACCAGCGGAGTCCATCCTGACAGAGTAGTAAAAGTGAGTACAATGCGGCCATGGTAGTCGATGGTTCGGTATTGGAGGGTTTCAAAGAGCTTCTGCGGACATTCCTCGTCACACCAGATGAAATGTGACTTGAATCCTTCAGCCACCTGCGCGTCGGCCTGATACTGGCGGTAGTTGGCGAACTTGATCTGGCCGCCACGGTAGCCTGTCTTGAGCGGAGGCAAAATGCAGATGTTGTCGGTGAAGCCGTTCTTCTGCGAGTACTGAAGCGAGTGGGCAATGCCCTTCTTGGTGGGCAAATCCTTGATGCCTACCGGCAACGCGTCGTAAATCATGCGCTGCTGGTCCTCAATCGAACGATCTTCGTTGACGTGATAGGCTCTTACCTCGGCGTTGGGGATGGTTCCTGCGGCCCACACGCACAAACGACTGGCGAGCGTTGATTTTGCGGAATTGTGGTGAATGACGCCTGCTGTCTGGTAGTTTTCGTAGTTGGGAACAGTCATATCCCACACGGTTTGCACCTTTGTGGGTGAAATCTGTTCAACAATAACGTCCACGTTGTTGGATGGGTCCAAAAGACGGCTGCCCTCTTTGAGTTCCGAAACCGTGGTCCATGTCCCATCAGAAAGCATCACGCGGTGATTGGCCGTTGATTCAAAACTGAGAAAATTTGAAAGCCGTACAGAATACATCTGTTCAACGCCTTTGATGAAAGGTTGTTCGGCCTTTGCTGTTACCAGTTTTGTGCCATCCCAAGCTAAGACATGGTGATCTCCCTTGATGCGGCTGATCCTTCGGGTCTTATCCTTTACCGGATCGTAAATCAAAGTGTCTGCCGCAACACATCGGTTGCCACCTAGGATGACAATGACGGGGTATTTCTTCCAGTTATCCATCACCTTCTTCCATGAAGGCATGATCCAGCCTTGGCCGACAGGATTGTTCACCGCGTTACGGTCGCATTCCTCGCGGAAAGCCAAGTACTGCACCAGCTTTTCCTGCGGCCAGCTCATCAGCTCTTCCTTTTTGGGTATGGGCACCCAAGGAATGCCAAAGTCGGGCTGAAACTGGTCTGCCAGATAGGTCTTAATGGCCATTTTTGAGCTCCTTGGCCAGTACACGGATCTTCTTGGCCAGCAAATCCTCCCAAGGAATGACGCCTTGGCCGTCAATGTTGACGCCGGTCTTCATCGCTTTGATGTGCAGCCGCGCATACTCCCTGCAATCGGAGTCGTTGGGTTCCACCATCCACTCGTTTTCCTTGAGCTGCGTAATCATGCACCCATCAATGCACGCATAAGGCAGGATGCAAAGCGTCCGATATGACAGACGTTAGCCATAAGAACGTCTTATTTACCAGACGTTAGCCGCCAAAGCGGTGGAAAGACGCAAACCATCTGCACAACGTGCCCGCATGGCCAATCCAACCCGCCGTATCCTCATCGCAACGCCGCTGAAAGGCGACCTGCCTTCAGCCTACTTCAAGACCAGCCTGCAACTGGCGACAGCAGCCATTCCCGATGTCAAACTTGACTGGGTGCTGCTGGAAGGCCCAGCCGTGCAGATGGCCCGCAACGAGATTGTGGGCTATGCCCGCCAGCACAAGTTCGACGAGCTGGTGTTCTGGGACAAGGACGTGCTGGCCGAGGAGCACGGCGAGAATATGACCGCCGGTGCCATGATGCGCCTCTTGGGCCACACCTCCGACATCGTGTGCTGCCCCTACAGCGCACGCCATCTAGACACGCACTGGCACATCCACACCATCGACGGCGAGGCTCCGAGCCCTGAAGGCCTCCAGAAGGTCAGCAAGGCCTGCATCGGGTTCTCAAAGATCAAGATGAGCGTGTTCGACAAGATCGAGGCCGACAATCCCGACCTCAAGGCCGTGCTCATCGATCCCAACCACGCGCCCAAGGCCTGCACGGAGTTCTTCCCGATGGGCGTCCAGGGCAAG